CGTTTTTCGATGCTTTTCTTATCTTTTTTAGAAACTCGTTTTTTTGGCTGCTCCATGATATTGTGAATAGCTTGGAGCTCTTCCAAAATAGAATAAAAAACATTATATGTATCATTCATATAATTTTTCTCCATTCTATGATATAATCTCCTTTAGGAAGGAGGTGTTAATAATGGATAACTTTCAAATTGCTCACGACTTGGCTATTGCCAAACTTTGTTCTGAGCTTCTAGGGAATTTAGATGATTCTCATATCTGTCAAAAATATTTTAAATATCGTACAGATTTTTCCAAACTTCTCAATTCCCATGATGAGAATTACTTTCTTAATGAGTTGGATAAAAAGAAAGTAAACAATTGTTCTTCTGTCAAACGACCATTTTAATTTTTAGATGTACTCTGTGTTGTCTTCGCAATATAGAGTACATCACAAAAGAAAAACTGTACCTTGTAGTCCATGCCATTTTCTTCCCACTTAAGTTCCATAATTGAATCTTTATCGAAAGAAATTTTTTCGTATATACCAGAAGGCATATGTAACTCTGTTCCGTTTTTGAACTTCACAATAGTCTCGTTTTGGATATTCACTTTCTCACCTCCTTATGAGCTTTCCTCTCAAACCGCTTCCAGATAAGCCAAATCTTTAACTGTCTCCAATCTCTTCTTGCAATCTTTGTATATTTCCTTATAATGTTTTCCTTGCATGATTCCGAGATCAATTTCATGTAAGATAATATTTTCCATCAAGGACAGGTTGTTGAGTTGCATTACCGTAGCTTCATCTCTCTTATTAATTCCCGCCATCTTATTTGCTAATTTGGAATATGTCATGTAAAGCATTTCTGCATGACTGCTTCCCTGTACTTTGGCGTATTCAACAAGTTTCTGAATGGTATCTGTTTCTGCCTTTCTGGTAAGTTTCCCGGCTTTTCTAGTTTCAACCCAAACTTGAGTTGATTTCTCACGGATGAAATTCTCCATCTGGTTAAAAGCTTTTATGTATTGCCATTTCCATTCATTCGCTTTCTTGCCAGTAAATCCCATTACTAAGAATGTAAATCCGTCACGGTTCATAAGATACATTTTGTTCTTTTTTCCTGTATCATCCTTGTACGAAACTTGTTTGAAGCACTGAACGCAATTTTGCGTTGAGTCATTTCTTATGAGATTTTCAATTGATCTAATTACGTCAGCGTGTCTTTTCACGAATTTCTCAGCCACCTGTAAACTATCACAGACAGCTTCTTCATTACGAAGATAAACTAAATCGTCTATGATTTTCCTCCTTCTCCTTTCTCAGTCTTTTTCTCAACTTTTTCTTCTTTGCCATTGTTTTTGTATTTGGCAATTGTCTCGCCAACTCCAAGGAAATATCCTTTGTCAAATTCAGACATATTCGGAACGGCTTTAGCGATTGATTCAATGATTTTTTTTTCTTTTTCTGACATAATTTCACCTCACTTTATGTTGAAAATATTTTTCCTATGTGTTAAAATTATTTCATTCCCTGATAATGGGCAATGAAAGGAGCTGTGTATTTTGACCAAACTTTTGAATTTGCCCTGTTCCTTATTGTAGGTCGCAAGCAGAGTAAACTGCGTTACCAAAGTACGTTAAGCAATTTCGTTCACCGTATTGAACAAAATTCCTACATTCGTCAACTAATGGGCAGCTAATCTTTTTTTACTCAATCGCAGAACTAAAACTGCGTAAGTGGCGAAGTGTCTCAAGAAACATTTGGTGCTGCTTATGTGACTGAACAAGTGCGTTCCGTCTGCAAAACACATAGGGTAAACAAATTTAGGCAAAAGTCGATAGGACAGCACTCCTGTCGACTTTTTGTTATTCATCTCTGAATAAGTATTCCATGTCATATTCTGGAAAAAGTTCTTTTTTCGCAATTACCACTTCTGGATAAGTAAAAGGCGTTTTCCCTTTTAACTTGTTCTGTATTGTCCTCTCATCGACTTCCAAAACTTTTGCAAAAGCTCTAATTGTGATTCCTTTATCGTCAAGAACTTTTTTCAAGTTATTCAGCACTTTGTTCCCCCCCTCCCTTTTTTGTAGGTCGCCCTGTTTATTTAATCGGCAAAGTGTTTTGTACTTTGTACATTCTTAATATATCACTACGTACAATATCTGTCAAGCATATATTTTGTACTTTGTACAATTTTTATTGTTGATTTCTTATTCGCTATGATGTACAATACTTAATAAGGAGGTGAAGATAATGAAAGACCGTTTAAAACGGATACGAAAAGAATTCCATATAAAGAATCAGCAAGAATTTGCAGATGCGTTAGAACTTCCTCTTTCCAATATATCTAGTTATGAATCTGGAAGAAGAACTCCATCAGATGCAGTAATAAGCCTGATTTGTACAAAATATGGAATAAGAAGAGAATGGCTTCTTACTGGTGAAGAACCAATGAAACAATCTACCACAAGAGACATTCAGATTGAAAAATTTGTGGGCGAAGCCCTGAGTGGTGAATCTGATAATTTCAAGGAAAGATTAATCTCTGTTTTAGCCAACCTCACCGCAGATGAGTGGGAATTGCTTGAGCAAAAAGCAAAAGAACTTGTCGGAATGAATGATGAATAAAAAGAAAAGGGGCAGAAAAAATCTGTCCCTCTTTTTATTTGATTCCAAGAAGCCCTTTTATATGCCAAAATACAAGTGTAAGTTTTCTTTCGTCTAATTTGTCTAATAATTTAATAATTTCTTTCTTGTAATCCACGTAAATCCCTCCCAATATTCCAAACATTTGTTCCTGCTTATTAAATTATATCATGTTTTCATAACCATATAACGGAACGGAATCATCTCCGCTTAAATCCTTTCTGGCAAGTTGCTTTTCCTCTATATTTTTACAGATTACGAGATTTTTTGTATAAATATTGTGATTTTCGCTTTTCCAAATCGTAATAATAATAGATAGAAATAAAGGGGCTGGGTTTCTGGAATCGAGGGATTTTTGGTGCTCATTTGGATTGCTTTTGATTTCCGTCACCATGTTTGCGATAGTTTTAACCCTCCCAAAGATAATACTACGCTCTGGGCTGAAATACACATGAATCCCAATAAACACATGCACAAACATCAATATTAAGATAATCGCTATCTTCTTACATCTTTCCATCATCCAGCCTCTTTACACTATCTTTCTTATGTGGTACGATAATATTGTATCAAAAAATATACAATCATACAGAAAATGGCGAAATCAGCACATGCAGCGACGAATTTCGCACAAAAAGGGATGATTTTTTTGAGGATTGCAATATGTGATGACAACAAATTACAAATTGAGATTTTTAAAACCAGAATGGACGGTTTTCTTCGTAGAAATGGGGACAGTGGATGCACGATCACGGCATATACCACCGGGAAACCTCTTATTGATGATGTAAATGACGGCGTATGGTACGACATAATTGTGCTGGATATTATATTGAAAGATGAAAATGGGATTGATGTTGCCCGGCATCTTAGAAAGAATGGATATGTAGGGAATATCACCTTTTGGACAGCCCACAAGGAATATGTGTTTGATGCTCTGGATATCCTTCCTGTTCACTATATCATAAAAGGCTCGGAAGATGGAAGAATGTATGGTGTAGTCAACAGGGAACTGGAAAATATCCATGATAAAACGCTGACTGTAAAGAACAAGGATTATTTCCACAGGGTTGGTTTCTGCCATATTGAATATATTGAAAGTCGCAATAAATACATCACTATCCATTGTACCTGTGGTATCACTCATATGCAGAGAGGGAAACTTTCGGACGTTGAAAAGCAACTGGACAGACGGTTTTTACGCTGCCACCAAAGTTACATTGTCAACATGGATGAAGTCTGGGAACTTCGTGCTGATTTCAGAATGGTATCTGGAGATGTGGTTCCGATTAGGAGAAAAGACCTTTCGGCGATCAGAAAACTTTATGAAGGCTATATTGCATTTAAGTAGCTCCCGGGAAAACCCCGGGAGTGTTTTTGTTATTTAAGAAGTTTGTTTACTGCATTCTGCACTTCTGTGTAATTGTAGCCAGCTGATTCCAGACGGTCTCGTCTATCCTGTCCGTTTCCCCACTCGCCGTTAATTACCTCTTTTGCTACCTTGGCTACACTTTTCTTTGCAGTCACGGAATACACAGCTTTTCCATTCCAGTCAAAAACAGAGTAACCGGCTTTGCAAGCCTTTTTCGCATTTTTCAGTGACTTGTACGCCCCGATCTGGCTCTTGGAATCCTTCCAGGTCTTGCGAACACGGTAATACTTGTCAACCTTTACTGTCGGCTTTGTGGTTGGCGCTGTCACGGTTTCACTGGAAATGAGCTTCTTGAATCTATCCCAGTCACCATTTTTACGGATAACGGATGGACAATTCTTAGCGCACACATCGTAATGCTGCACTACTCGGAATGCCGGGATATTGTACTTTTTCATCAATTGCTTGCATACATCAACGGTATTCTGGTATGCTTTTTCGTAGTTATATCCGGCATTCATACACATTTCAATTCCGATGGAATTATGATTATTTACAGTTCCAAAAAGTTTACCGCCGTAATCTACCCCAACATGCCATGCTCCACGATTGTACGGCAAGGCTTGGTATGCTGACTTATCGTCAACGAATACATGGGCTGAATAGCCATGAAAATTGCCATTATGTTGTGCAGTGGCGTGTGCTTTGGCATCTGCTGTTTTGGCTATATTATCTGTATTATGGATGACAATATACCGAGGTGTTTGTCCTGCGTAGCTGTTGTTGTTGCTGATTAATGAGGTGTTAATATTCATGTGTGGTCTCCTTTCATTATTGAGGTTAAAAAAGCGCATAGTCGCCCCCACCCGTGAAACGGGTGGCTCGTAGGACGGCTATAAGCCTTTAATGCTAGGCCAGCGTCTCAAGGCGCTGGCTTTCGCTTTGCTCCAGCCACATTGCTCTTGACTCGTCGCCGCCCTTAAAAGGGCATTTTTACTACTTCGCCTTAACCCTTAAAAGGGTCCTCATATTCTTTTACGCTAAGTTTATCCTGCATGATATCATATTTTTCTTGCTCTTGGATATACTTGCGTACTGTGGCGTCATTTACTCCTACTGTACTAACATAGAATCCTTCACTCCAAAAATGTCTGTTTCCAAATTTGTACTTTAAATTTGCGTGTCTATCAAATATCATAAGTGCTGACTTTCCTTTTAAATATCCCATAAAACTAGATACGCTATATTTGGGTGGTATGCTGACCAACATATGAATATGGTCGGGCATAAGATGCCCTTCGATTATTTCTACTCCTTTATAAGAGCATAACTGTTTTATAATGTCACGAATATCAGCTTTGTATTGATTGTAAATTATTTTTCGTCTATACTTTGGAGTGAAGACAATGTGATATTTACACATCCATTTTGTGTGTGATAAATCATTCGTTTTCTTTGCCATAAAATCACCTTTCCTTTCGTAAATAGTGGCTGGACACCTCTATTATAGTACGGAAAGGTGATTTTTGCGTATAACGAGTGTACACCACCCGCGAAGCAGGTGGATTATAGTTCAAAATGCCTACACGCTGCGTAGACATTTTGAACAGGCTAAAGCCGTAATAAAAAGCACCCCAAATGGGATGCTCTTTAACATAAACTTTTTATACAATATACCTACCATGATTAAACTTCACGGAATCATGGCTGTTGTTGCCGCAAAGGGAAGGTACTATGCTATAATATCTTTGTACCCTTTGTGGTGCTTGGAGCTGAGTTTTTTGTTTGGTAGACGGGAACTCAGCTCCCTTTTTATTGTTCTGATTTTGATATACTGATTATATCATATTCATTTTATGTTTGGTAGTGTTTTGTTATTTTTTTCTTATCTCTCCAATAAACTCTATAGTGAGTGAAAGCAAAATACTATTGCTCCAGAAGATTACGATACATATACAAGAGATCTTAATATTTGTGACAGAACGCAATTGGTATTGGCAAATCCAGAAACCCTTAATACACCACAAACTGAAAAATATTTTTGTGTTTTCAGTTCAATCCACGGTCATCAAATAGGGGGTGCAATTCGCATTAGAATACATATCCCAAAAGATGTATTGTCGTCTAATTTGGGGCGAATGGTTTCCATGGAAACAAATACAATAAACCTTTTGCATCAATAAAAAGCATTCTTTCACAAACTTTAATTATAAGTATGATAACTGTCCAAATCCAAGCGCAGTGCAAATGGCATAATTTGGAATTTCAATAATAGTAGAAGTTTTTGTTGTACTGTTTACTGCAATAGTAATTTCGCCCAAATGGATAATATGAGCATTTTGATGCAAAGGAATTATATCGAAAAATATTTTTCCACCAAGTTGTCCTACTATAATAATAGTGTCATAATCTTGCGTTGAAACTAAGGTTACGGTTTTTCCATTTGGAAGTGAGATCATCTTTTTAGTCTCACTATTTAGTGCATTTATTGCCCCGATGATTGTCTTGTTATTAGTCTCCAATTTCGAGATAACAGCCGTTGCCATTTTATCAACTACATAATCCCAAAACTCGCTCATTAGTCCACGTTTATTCGCTCTCGCAGTTGCGTCATACAACATTACTTCGTCATTATCCGCTAACGTATTTTTTGATGTGTATTCAGTCCATTTTGGCATGTTGTTGCCCTCCTTTAATTATTGGTTTTGATGTTTGATCTGCTAAAAAGAGGATGATTTCTCACCCTCTTTATACCGATTTGCTTAAAATTTTTTTGATTTCTGCAAGTTCTTCTTTAATGCTTTTTAATTCCGATTTTAATTCTTCATTTTCGGATTTGAGTTCATTGATTTTCTCGTGATTGAATTTTATCATGGCGAACATGGATGGGATCATAATTCTGTAGTTCCAATCCTCTGGCTTTCCATCTGGCAAATGGTTTACTGCAATTGGAAAACGCCTTTCCATGTCCTCTGCAAGGAACATTGGCATTAATTTATCATATCGGCTATCGTTTTTATCCAAATACCCTTCTTTGTATTTCGCCCAAACAACCTTTACACGATAAAGTTCTTCCAGTTCTTCTTCTTTAACAGTTGTACGAATTGACTTATACCGCCAAGAAGATGAAGGGACTTTTATAACCATACCTTGACTATTGACTCCTAAATGTGTTCCGTCTGTAATAGCACCTAGGTTTTCAATACAAAAGAAATTACTTTCATCTCCAAATTCACTAGATTTAGGACTGTTTTTAATTTTTACACCGCCATCAATAACAAATCCATTTCCATTTGCTTTTAGATCAACGCCATTTATGGTTACCATGTTGTTTTTCGCATCAAGTACAATGGCACCGTTTGCAGAGGTTAATTTTCCATTTGTTTTATCAATCTGCCAGTTTCCAATTTCCCCAGTTAGTGACTTTACGCTTCCAGAAAATTCACCTTGGTTAAAATGAACGCCTGTATTGTCAATATATCCAACCTGTGTGCCGCTTGCATTCAGAATGGAAAGTAACCCATTTCCGTTATTTGAACCTCCAAGTTTCAATGTACCTCCATGTGCATAGGTGAATGAAAAATACAATTCTCCATTTTCCATGTATATTCCCTTTATTGCACCGTTGTTTGTAAGCATATTGAACACTTGTTCATTTGTGTAAGCATATTCAAGCTTTGGCATGTAAATATAGGTATCAAATTTTACGCTAGACCCAACTGATGATGTCAAGATTCTCAAACTGTTTAAACTATCATTTGGTAAGCTAGATAAAGTTGTTGTTACTTGCAGTCTTTGCCATTCAGTTGTAGTTTTAGCATTTAATATTGTTTTACTTCCAAGATACGCATATACTTGTGTTGCAACACTAGTTTTTATCCAAAACGAAAAAGTATAATTTCCAGTAACTTTTATTGGCTTATAATTTTTCGTTCCAAATTGTGCTCCAGTTCCGTTTATTTTGATTGCATTTTTACCGCCATCTACATCCTGAACTCCATACTCATATGTATATGCACTCTGTGTAGACCAATAATCTTTAACATTTTGTTCTGTTAGATAATAGCCTTTAATAATATTGTCCGATGTAATATCTTGGACTTGTTTTATAGCTTCTTCCTGTGCTATATCAGTAACGCTTTTATCTCCTAATGTAAACTGTGAAGCGGCTATTGTTACTGCACCAGTCTCTTTGTCAATGGCAAAAGTGGTCTTTCCGTTACTATCAACAACCCTAATTCCCTTAGCTTGCACGTATTCTCCGTTTACATAGAGATTTCCGTTTTCATCTAAGTAAATACCCTGTGCCTTGCCGCCATTGGTAAGTTTGTTGAAAATATCGGCTTGTGTCTGTCCAGAAACTGCGGTGCTGGCAGAAGAATCTGCAATTTCCTTTACTGTTTTGCCTTGTAAGGAAAAAGTTTTTGGAGCTAGGATGACGTTTCCTTTGCTGTCGATTTCTAAGGTTACGTTCTTGTCATCATTAATGACTTTTAGCCCACGACCATTAATTCTCTCACCGGCAAGCAATCCAGCCAGAATATATTTTGCATTGATATATACTTTTCCGTCCTCGATGTAGATTCCCTGTTCTGTCCCGCCTTTTGTGAGTTTATTGAACACTTCATCCTGTCCAAGACTGGTATCGTAATTATCAATTGCATTTTTGATATCGTCTTTGTCTGCGTACTTGAAGTCAATCCAATCGGATGCAGTAAAGTCACCATTAATACGATTTACAAAAGAAGTTTTGAGAGAAGCCTTTCCTTCACTATTGGTCGTTACCCACAAGTCACCTTCGTAATATGGTGGTGTTGGCTGAATCATGTAAACAGATGATTTACCGTCTATCTTGTCCAACAATTCATTTGGTATGGACTGTGGTTGCCAGATGCCAGATTTGTATATCCACTGGGTGTTATCCGTGGTATTATGCCAAAGATCGCCTTCATGCTCTGCCTTCTCAGATTCCCATACCAAAACAATTTCATTCCCGGATTCATCCAGAATCTTGTTTCCGTCAATATCACACCATGGATATTCCTCTGTTTTTGTCCATTTTACAGATGGATCGTTTGGCTGATACCAAGTCTCAATCTTTCCATCAATCTGTGTTTTTAAAGAATTAAGAGAATCTTTAAAAACACCATTGATAAATAAATCTAACGAACTATCATCTGTGTATTTTGAAGCTTTTTCCCAATCGGAAGAATCATAAGAACCGCTTGCTCTGGCAACTTTACATCTCATCAAATCACCATTAGAGCCTTGTGTCCATAAGTCCCCAATATCGTAAGGCGGTTCTGGCTGAACTACGAATGCTCTACGCTTATGATCTGCTGTGTCCTGTGCTTTTTCTGCGGCGGCAAGTGCTAACGTTATATCGGTATCTTGTACCAATTGCCATTTCCAAGTTGCCCCATCTTGCATAAAACGGTACGCATATCCCTTGGATTTCCAGTAAAATAAGTCACCCTCATGTTTCTTTCGTTCTTCGTTTGTAGTCCATCCAGAAGCCGGGATATTCTGCAAGGTCGGTTCATAGTCATAAAAAAAAGTCTCAATCTGTCCGTCGATTTGAGACTGTAAATTATTGATATCAGTTGTGTATGTATTGCTTATAAAATTATTTACTTCTGTTTCTGCTTTTTCCTTTGCAATTGCATTGACATCTTTTCCTTTGATTTGTACAGAATCTGCATTGATAATAACTCTTCCTGTTGTTACATCAACCAGGAAAGTTGTATTTCCATCTTTGTCAATTGCTTTAATAGTTCCTGTATTAATCCAGTCAGCATTAACGCCTGTGGCAGTAAGGATTCTGGCAATTACATCACCATCAACCGTCATGCCGCCATTCCAATGTTGTCCACCATCTGTAGATACAGCCCACGCTTCCGCAGTCATTTTCCATATAATGTCAGAATCGGATAACTGCGGCTTATTATGAAGATAATAGATGTTGCTTCCGTCCGGCTGTGTTTCTACTGTCGTGTATGTTCCAGAAGATTCAGCAAGTCGTTGTGATAATTCTTCCAGTGCCTTTTCTCTGGCGGTACGTTCATCTCTTAAATTCTTATTATTTTCTGCCTGTATTTGTTGATTAAGACTATATTGTTTCTGCTTATTCCTGGATGCACTCTTGGCACTGCATTCAAGTTGCTCAAATGCGCCTGGATTCAAAGTAACAGAAGTTAGGTAGCTCTTATACTGTTTTCCGTTTCTATCGGAA